GGGATATACACCCATGTCCCGTTTTGCTAAATATTTCCAAATTTCCCAACCAATCCCCCAATTATACAAAACTTTTATTTTGTATTGTTCACATTATACAAATACTTCGTTCATAATCTATTAGTATTTTGTTCATATTGCCAATTGACGAGCCCGAACAAATGTTCTATAATATAGGTAGAAAACGAACAAATGTTCGTTACTTACAAATAATACGGGAGGTCTACAAAATGACTATAGATGAATACACAAGTCTAACGCGCGAATTAGCGTCAGGCGACGTAGACGAAGCGCGCACTTCTCAGATTCTCGTTAGTCTCACAGACGCGTTTACAGAGTCATCGTCAAATCTCGAAAACGCACAAAATGAGATAACCAAACTGACAGACAGCAACACTTCGCTCAAACAGGCAAATTATGAATTGTTCTTACGAATAGGTTCCAAGCCCTCGGATCAGCCCGACACATCCGAACAGACACCTAAGACACCCGAAGATTACACCGCCGAAATCGGCGAGTATAGATAAAAGGAGTTATAATTAAAATGGCAAATGCAGCAAGAGCCGTTTCGGTTATGAACGCAGTGAGAGCAGCTGGCTCTCAGAATTATCAGTCGTTCATTCCGGAGGCAACACTTACAAACATTGCAGAGGTCGGAAATCCTATAATTAATTATCAGGCAATCCGAAACGAATTCTGCACACTTCTTCCCAACATTATTTTTGACACCGTTCTACACAATAGAGTGTGGAACAATGAATTCGCGTTTCTCCGTAAAGCGCTGCCCATGGGTTCTGATGTAGAGGAAATCGCAGTCAATCCGGCTAAAGCAGAAAAATTCGACCCCGAAAATGATTACCTTACGGGATATTTCGATAAGCCCGATATTAAGGTTGCGTTCCATCGTCTTAACCGTAAAGACCAATTTAAGGCGCGTATTCAGAACAACGAACTTAAACTTGCGTTCCGTTCGTGGGAAGACCTCGACGACCTTATTGCAGGTGTAATTAATTCGCTCTACAACGGCGATAACATTGAGGAGTTTGCACTTCTCAAGAACACTATAAACAGCGCGCTTGCAAAGGGCTATGTTTCAACTGTACAGGTCGCCGAGCCGACCGATGAAGCATCCGCAAAAGCGTTTATGCGTAAGGTTCGTCAGACTTACATTGATTTCAGATTCCCGTCATCGCGTTTTAACCGTTATGCGGAAATATCGGGAGACGGTAAGCCGTATATTACATTCTCTCCTACCGAGGAAACGATGATAATTATTTCATCCGCCGTTTCTTCTATTGTCGATGTGGATGTACTCGCGGCCGCGTTTAACATGGAGCGCGCCGACTTTATGGGTCGCGTTATCTATGTAGACGATTTTGGTATTGACGGTGTTTATGCGCTTATGTGCGACCGCCGTTTCTTCCAGATTTATGATTCTCTCCGCGAGACAGGTTCGTTCTACAATCCGGCGCGTATGGAGTGGAGATATTTTTGGAATGTATGGCAGACTTATAGCGTATCACCGCTTGCTAATGCTGTAATATTTACGTCAATTGCCGACGGTAAAGTAGACGGCTCACAGCTTTCAGCCGGACAGGACACTGTAACTCTCAGCGACACAGCGACCGATGTTGTTATAGACGCATCTGACTTTAACAATAATGTTTCTCTGTTCCTTATGGGTAATAACATTCCCGATAATCAGACTGTTACCGCAACAGCTACTAAAGACGGTTCGGCAGCGTCCGCATCCGTTGTAACTGTAACATATAAGTCGGGAAATCAGTACACAGTTACTTATGACAAGAAGACAACCGCTACATCAGAGAAAACACAGGTTGTTCTTAAAATTGGCAGCGACATAATCGGAGCGTTTACTGTAGACAATTCCAAGTAAAAAGATAAGCTCGATGAGCTTTTAATAAGCATACTATCTTAATAATCGAGAGGGAATGGTGGGGTGGGTATAAATATGAAACTTATTCTTACATTGTTTATCTGTTTTCTTATATGCGTAACAGCTGATTATATTACAGGTGTTATGAAAGCATACGTGAACAGCGAAGTATCTTCCAAAATCGGAAGAAAAGGAATATTAAAAAAAGCCTCTTACATTGCGGTTGTATTTTGTGCAATGATGGTTGACTATTTGATATTTCTTACAAGTGGAAAGTTTGGCGTCAACTATGACCCTATTTCTTGCGTACTTGTAATGGCGTGGTTTATAATCAATGAATTGATATCTATTCTTGAAAATGTATCATCCATGGGCGCGCCATGCCCCAAATTTCTGAAATCGCTTATGAAGCGGTTACAGAAGAATATAGAAAGCGTAGATAAAGGAGATAAACTGAAATGAATAAAAAATTTCGTGGTATAGACATTTCGCTTTATCAGCGGGACATCGACTATGATAGAGTTATAAAAGATAATGATTTTGTGATAATCAAAGCAGGTCAGGGTAGAACAGTGGAATATAATTTCCCGTTTACCGACCCGCTGTTTGAACAGCACATAAAGGCGTTTCGTTCGCGTATATCGGGAAAGAAATTCTACATAGGTGTCTATTGGTACTTTATGGGCAGAACGGAAGCCGAGACCCTTGAAGAAGTTAAGTATCTTATACAGATACTTAAACCTTACAAAGAAAATATAGATATTGGAGTGGCTCTCGATGTAGAAGATACATCCCTTATGGGAGATGTAGACGGTCTGTCTCGTAGAGTGAATCTTTTCCTTAATTCTATAATCGGAGCGGGATACAAGGCGTATATTTACGCTAACGAATATTTCCTCGCTACGCAGTTTAGGAATAATCTTAATTTCCCGCTTTGGCTCGCGTCCATAGATGACGGAACTAAGTCACACAAGAGCCTCCAAAAGAAATATCCTAACCTTAAAATATGGCAGTATAGTTTTAAGGGTACAGAGGGCGGTATATATCCTGTCGATTGTAACGAAGCCGTCGATATAATCGGAGACACTAACACTGATTACCTTGTAAACATGAAAGATGTTGTTACGCTAACACGTTTTCTTTCAGGTTGGAATGTAAAGGTAAACGAAGTACAGTCCGACATAAATCAGGATGGATATGTAAATATGAAAGACCTTATAGAGCTTATAAGGCTCATGGTGGAGGAATAATATATTATGGCGTACACACCGAGCGGAACAATAGCATTCTATAGAGTACCGTGGAAAAGTGACTATAAAGATGTACGCCTGTTCACCTCAAAGACGGAGGAGAGTAATTATTTCTCCTCCCCTTTGAGGGTAGAACAAAACTATACATACATCAGAGACAAACAAGCTATCAAAGTAAACGCCAATAAAGAGGCTATGGAGCAGTATAATTACATTCGTTATATGAACGAAAACGTTTCTCTTAAATGGTTTTACGCTTTTATAACAGGAGTAGAATATATTAACCAAAACGCTTGTTATGTTTACTTTGAGCAGGATGTATATACTACATGGTGGGACTGTTTTAGTATTAAGTCGGCGTTTGTGGAGAGAGAACATACAAACAATGATTCTGACGCTTATAACACAGAAACAGAGCATATTACAGTTAACAAATATATTCAAGATTTTATTGGGTATGGCGTTAATTTTACACCAAACTCTGTAGGCACAGGACTTGACGATACGGGCGAGCGAATCGTAGTAGCGAATATAAATACACCGTATATGCAGTTTGAGGATAAGTCAAAGGAAACGGCAAGTGGCGCAAGAGACTTTGTTTTACGCTCGACATTTGACGCTATGTATTCGTCAGTTATTAACGGTGCGAATACGGGAATTTCATACGCTGTTTTTAAGACACTTACTGCTTATAATGATTTTATTTCTGCGATGAACCTCGGCGGACAAACGGAATCAATTATATCGGTTTTTTGTATGAACGCTGCCGTTTTTGATAGAATATTTGATATTGTTGACCCACAGACATTTCCATCGACGGGAATACTATTCAATCCATACCAACACATAGGCGAAGCCGTGTTCTATGATAGAAACGGAACAACTGAATTATTTAAAAAAAGATATGCGCAATGGTTTATTTCGGGGGTTAAAACATCCGACACAATTATAGATACGTTTTCGATAGCCAATGTAGCTGGTTATGAGCCACGAAACCGGAAAATTTTCCACTATCCATTCTGTAAATGGGTAATTGATGGGCAAAACGGTAATTCAATAGACATATTACCGCAGTTGCTGCAATTTTCTACGTCCGTTTCCGTATTTTCGGATATTGCGCTTGATACGGCTGCAACGGCTCGACTGATACCACAACATTACGCTGTATCGTCAACCATCGGAGCGTCGACGGACGCTTTGCATCAGAACCTTAACAATTCTATATCCGTAGAAGCGTCGTACTTAATTCCGTTTGAAAAAGATAATGCGATGATATGGAAAGCATTAAATGGAAATGTCAGCGCTGCCCAAATTAAAAACGCCCGTGATAAAATTAATTTAGATATACTTATGGGTAGTATCGACACAGCGAGTGCACTTGCGTCAGGTATGTTGAATTTAGCAATCGCTCCAGCGAATATAAAGGGAATAGCAGCAGCGTCAAACGCGACGCGCGGAATAACAGGTGCGATTGGAGCGGGAAGACAAACCGCATCGGAAGTCACGGATGCTGTCAGAGCAGTTGCGCGCGATGAAATGCAATTAGCTGAATTGGAAGCTAATTTAGCTGATAAATGTAACCTACCGTCGCAAACTATGAATATGACCACGGATAACGCCTATGTCGCACAGCATAATATGATGAAAGTTACTGTCCGTCATATGTGCCCACCGCTATCCGAAGTCAAAAAATATGACGATTACCTTTCTAAATATGGTTACGCGACAAATATGTTTAAGACACCGAACCTCACAGGCAGAGCCAATTGGAATTACGTCAAAACAACCGAGATAACCATAGCACCCGTGGCGCAGAATTCATACGCACCGACTGATACAGAGTTGCGCTTTATAGAGGATATTTTTAATAAGGGTGTTACATTTTGGCATATAAACGATGTCGGAAATTACGGTGACTATACCAATGAAATTGTAGGTGATACTAATGGCAAATAAGAAAATTCCTGTAGGATTCAAAGGCGCGAACAATGAATGGATAGCGGGAATGACAGAACAGACCACAATATTTGATACATATTTTTCGCGTCTTGTTCTGTTGGCATTGTCTATCTATAAGTGGAATAATCTCCCCGAAACAATGAACGAGCGGTTTCTTGAAAAGACGCTCAATGAGGATGGGCGCGCTTGTTTTACAGATTCAGAATACGGACTGCTCAATTTGCGTGTCGCGCCGTCGGGAGATATAAATTTTTATGAAAACCCCACACGATTCAATTGTTATAGCATAGGAATAAATCTTCTCAAAGATGCAAATGAATGCGTATATATCAGAAATAATTACATAGAACGTTCTACATATCCCATACTCATATATTTTGCCAAGAAACTTACAGAGATAGAGCGTACTATCATTATGAACGTTCACGCTCAGCGCACGCCAATTCTTGTACAGTGTGAACAGGAACAGTTGCTTACAATGAAAAATATGTATATGCAGTACGACGGTTTTATGCCTGTTATATACGCAAATAAAGATATTGAATTGTCAAACTTGTCTGTTCTTAACACAGCAGCCCCGTACCTCGCGGATAAACTCGATGAAGAGAAAAAGAACACATGGCATGAAGCTCTGACGTATCTCGGAATCGGCAATTCAATGGATTTTAAACGGGCGCAGGTGCAAACGTCAGAAATCGAAGTTAATTCTGAACATTACGGATATATGGCGGAGGCGGGTCTTATCACACGTCAGCGGGCGTGTGAAGTCGCGAATAAGATGTTTGGAATAAACATTTCCGTCGAACGTCGTAACATTAATGAGATTCTGAATGGAGGTATGCAGTATGGCGAAATATACGACACTACTTCAGACACTGATTAAGAGTGGTTACGATTTAGGTATGGATACTTATCCTATGCATCAGGAATCATACCGTTTACTGCTTAACGACAAAATTTATAAGCATTATGCATACCGTGAAATAGGTTTTGAAACTCCGGCATTGTTCAAGCATTATCTTAATATGAAAATGAATGAAATAATGCCGTATTATAATCAGCTGTATGATATTCAGGTTGAATTTTTAAAACAAAATGTATTTCAGAATGTTAATAGAACGGAAACCGAAAAAGGCACTATAAACGATAAAGGCGATGGGAGTAATAATACAACCGATAATCGCACTATTACAGACGCTGGGACACATTCGGATACTGATAACAACCAACGCATTTACAGCGATACACCGATGTCACCGCTGAATTTTGAAAATGTGCAGATGGGAAAATACGCAACTGATGTCACGTTTGAAAATAACAGTAACAACGGAACAACCGGAAACAAGCGTACTCATGGGGGAACAACAGAGGAAAAAACAACTGATAATAATCTTAGAACGATTGATATTGCAAGAATTTTCACCGGAAACGATGGTAGGCTTTATCCGTCGGAGGTTCTCGCTAAGGCAAAAGCTGAAATATTGAACATTGATATGATGATTATAGATGAATTAAATCCTCTGTTTATGGGGATATTTTAACAAAGAGAGGTATATACAATGGCAATAACACCGCTTAATTTTTGGGTACAACCTGTAATCCCGCTTACGTTCGATGATTCGATTTCGTATCTTGAAACACTCGGTAAGGTTGTAGAAAAACTTAACGAAACACTTACGCAGAATGAGGATTGGGCAGCTGAATTGCGTAAAGATATAACGGATTTTACGACTAAAATTGAAAATGAAATGACAACGTTTAAAGCAGAAACCAACGCCGATATATCATCGTTTGAAAACAGAATAAGTGCCCAAATTTCAACATTTGAACAGCAAATGAATGATAAATATTCAACTTTCAAAAATGAGATTCAGACGCTTGCAAATTCAATAAGCCTTAACCCCGATTATTCCATAGACCATGACAGCCTTAATATGTGGGACGTATGGGGTAGTGGGGCGAAACTTAACTACAAACTTAAAAATACAACAGGAGCGGAGGTTTATTCTAACGGTAATTACATTTCTGCATATATACCTGTCAGACCGCTTAAAAAATATGCTATACGATTCGGAAAACCAAGGGGTAGTCATATAATAGATGATTCTCAATACATAATTGTGTACGATGAAAACAAAAACTTTGTCAGTCAATTGATTTCAGGCAATTCGCCCACAACATTCACAATGCCTGCTAATGGGTATTATATAAGAATAAATGTAAATCTTAATACTAAGATATCACCCGCAATTAATATAACAAACCTCACCGAGGACACCGGAATGGTAGATATAGAATCATTGCCTGTTGTAAGTGGTGAGCCTGATTATAGTTGGTTTGATGCACCCGAATCTTTCAAAACTACAATATCAAGTACAACTACCGACGATAACGCTGTATACAAACGTAAAATTACATGGCGCGATATGGACGGCTCTAAAGACCTAGCGCTTTATGATAACGTAACTGTTGGTGGATATACCACAGGCGCGTACAATGTAAACACGGGCGAATTTTCATCGTCCATTACCAATTCATTCACATCGGACTTTATACCCGTTTGCCCAGCCACGGATGATATCGTTATAACTAACCCGCTTAACGCGGGTGACTATGCGAATGTAATTTACTTCAACGAGAATAAAGAGATGATAGGAATGTATAAATTCACAGCTCAGACCACACTTAACGGGCTTTATATAAATCCTATCCTTTATAACGACGTTGCATATATAAAGTTTTCAGCTCTTATAACCGATGTTCATAATTGTAGAGTAACCGCCGACGGCGTACCTAATTTCGGCAGTGGTGTTTATCCTGATACCGTAGGTTTTAATAGTGTAATATTGGTTACACGTTCAGCGAAGGGAATTATAAAGCGCGGTACTAAAACATATACGGGCAATGAGTGTTATAAAATATTGAAAGACTGTATAACTAACGATAAACCGATATATGACAGTGAAACCGTATCGGGGCAGCTTATTTCCCTTAGAGCGCATACTTATGAGAGAACGGATTCAACCACGACAACTTGTAGATTTATTGGTAATAAAATAAATGGGGATTCTGTCACATTGGTTGTTGCTTTGGGAGACAGTGGCACAGTGAATTTATCGTAATTATGAGCGAGTGTTAAACACCGCAATGGCATAAAGAGCCATATAATTAAAAAAGGAGAGGTTTTATACCTCTCCTTTTATTATATCTAACCACGCCGCTTTTACACGGGCGTTTTCGTAAGCCGTTCCCCATTTATTACCTATGCGCTCCATAGCAACAGTAAACGCTTTTGAGTTGTAAAAACGGAACGTGTCGACCGAGCGGGTATTTATCCGCGGTCGGTTACGCGCGTGCTTACCGTGGTATTCACCGATAAGCAAGCAACGATTCTTAACGCTGAATCCCATTGTCATTTTAACCTTGTTATACTCAAAAACATAAATCCAATGGTAGTCTTTGAATAATTGCGGTTTAATTTCGGGGTCTTTCTTAAATGCGCCTGTGGTAGCAACATCATTTCCGGCTACACGTTGCATTTCGGGTATTTCATCTTCGCTTTCATACGCAACGGGGACAAACTCCATAGCGCACTTTGCACCGTTTTCAAAACCCGGCGCGTTCCAAAATATAATATCACCTAATTTTGGATTTACAATTTCCCAATCCAAACCGAAAAACCGAAAGAACGGATTGTATTTTGACATTTCATTCAAATTGTTACCTATAAATATAACTGTCCCATTTCTGTTTCTGAATACAGTAGATACTATTGACATGAGATGTTCGGGTTCATTCGGATAATATCCATATGGATCTCTCATGATAAATTCGTCAAATACAATTGTATCGACGTTAGGATATTGAGAGCTTTTAGACGCGACTTCCTCATTAGATAGCGCAATACCGTGCCCGAAAGGCGCTCCGTTATACAGATATTTTTGACGGTCGAATACAATATCGGTCGTTTCGTCATTAAGCCGACTGAACCATGTGTTCGCACTCCGCATAGCGGTATAGTTTCGGAATACTCTTACAAATTCGGATTTATCGGCATCGTATTTCCCTTTCAAATATTTTGCAATCGTTGTGCTTTTACCGGATGAGCGTCCACCGAATAAGAAAATATAAGAACAGCCTGTAAAATTGGCTGGGACAAATTCATAATATTTCATGCTAAATCCTCCGTTAAGTCGGACATGGAATCACTGAGTAAAATACCATGTTTGAATTTTGATATATCACAAGGGCAAAACATTATATTCCTCTTACCATTCAAATAATACACAACGCCTATACCTTCATCAAACATATAAAAAGTCGTTCGCTCTGTGTCAAGTTTATTACCAAATACATATTCCGATACTTCGTCATAGTGAAGATACGCAGATTTTTCGTTTGTCCAAAAACCTCCTTGTTTCATAGGCATTTTGAATTCGTAATCTGTGTTTTTAATTACAGCACCACAATATTGTCCAAACTCGTTTGACCAATTTCCTTGCTTCTGCCTATCGAGATATGTACGCCCTGAGACACTTTGGTCGAACATTGTGTTCGTTTTCCACATAATACGCATTAATGATTTGAACGAAAGAAGCCATGAATCATTCTGTTCATATAAATAGTTTAATACAACGGAGACTTTCATTGTGGCTTGTACAAGTCCCGATGTCTTCACATCTAATTCACCGTCAAATGTCATATAACGCTTTGAGTTAAGCGTTGTAAAATAAGCATATGTTTCCTCATAGTCAAATTTCCCTAAGCCCCATTTATTTTTTTGCACTTGCGGATGTTTGGATTTTCGACAGCGTTCCATAACTCCGTTGTTGAATTCAGCTACTACGTTGAGGAGATTCTTGAACACAACAGCCGATTCATTAGGATGATACAGTTTTGCGCTATCGGTGTCCCAATATACAATGATATATGGAGTTTTTGTGAATATAAGATGAGAGAATAATACAAGGTGCCTCCGCGCGTATGCTGTAATATAAATTCCCACGATGTACGACGATTTAACGCGCTTGAACAAACCTCGGTCGGAACGCTCCTTACCGAGTTTTATCATAGTCTCGTTATAATATCGCTCGAATGATTCGCGGCTGAGCGATTCTGTGTTTGACGTTATACAATCTTCATCAATAAGAGTATCACCGAATACAAGCTGTGTCGCGTCTATTCCATACTGCGCGTTGAACATATTTTTCGACAGCATAAGATAGCGTTTAGCCAACTTCTTTGGCTCGGAGTTTGATTTTATGTCAGAGAGCCATTTTTCGGGAATACTGTTCAACAATGTTTCATCGGGGTGTTTACCGTTCGATATAGCTTTCAACGCAGTTTTCATATTTGCATATATAATGTTACGTTCGACCAATTCATTTATACCGCCCGACGATTTCGCATGATTAAGAAATAAGCATTCAGCTGATATAGATTCAACATCATACATTTTGAGTATATTCACAATATCGACTTCCGTTGCGTATATAGTACATTCGTCATAGCTGATAATTCTACCATTATCAATAAGACGGTTATACTCAGATACCATTTCTTCTAACAATTTGTAACCATGGGATTTTTTATTATATTCGATTTCACCTAATCCGTCTTTTGATTTAGTCTTTGACGCTGAAATAATGGGCATATAGTTATAACCATAATTTTTAATTTTTATATTTTTTAGCGTAAATATACCGTGAAACATTTTCCCCGACACAAGAACATGACGCATTTTTATAGCCTCAACATCATCTAACAATGACGATTCTATACATTCCTCATATAACCCGTTCCATAGATTCCGCAGCGGTTCATTTACATATAATTCTCCGTTAGTGTCGGGAAAATCCATCTGCGTTGACTGTGATGGATAGTCGGAACATACATCAAATGAATGTACTAAAGTACATAGCTTTCCACGGAAAAATGTATTCGCGTGTGTATAAGCCCCTTGATACACTCCGCGCATAATTTGATATTGGTCAAAATTTATGGGAAATGTATCAACACAGTAATTGCTCCATGCTTTCTCCAATTCTGATGATAGAATAGCTTTGTTGTTCTTGCGCGTAAACGATGTAAATGTGAGCGGAATGTCCTTTATATTTTTAATCCAAAACCAATTCTTACATTCTTCCATGATTCCACACGCTGTTACTTTACAATCATTATAGCAATACTCATAATCGTATTTTTCAAGTTTATCTGTAGGAAGTCGAAATTCATTATAATCATAACCGAGTTTGGGATGTCCTATCATGTCACCGATTGATCCAACAGAACGGTGCAAAAGTTTAAGTGAACATCGTATTTCAAGCCAAACTTTCTCACCATCTCCAAACGCGAGCCTCCATGGATTGCTCCCGTCGGAAAATGATTTTGTAATCATTAGCTGACCCATGAGAGATTCCCAATTACGCGCGAAAGAAAAATCGAATCCGAGGTTGTGGAAAAATATAAGCGTTCTCTTTTTGCGTTTTTCCGCTTGCTTATAAAGTGTATAAAAATAATCTCCGAGGTCTTTCGGATAACGGCAGTCGAAACATGGTTCTACAACGTCCCATGAATCAAGTGTGGTTAATCCTTTATTAAAATTGGCTTTTACTACGCAAGCGAGATATGCTCCGCATTCGTTTGTTTCTAAGTTAGATGATGTTTCAAAATCCGCGACGTAGAATATAGGAGAATAATCTATCTCAGTAAACGCTTTTACTTTTGGTTTGATTATTTCATCTAAGTCTGTTTCACCGCGTTGCAGTCGTTTCTTTATAGTAGAAATACCTACACAGTTTTGCCCGTGTAGGTATTCTGAAAGAGTAGTTAAGTCTTTTAGCGTATATGGTTTGTTATCAATTGTATATGTATTCACAGTTGATAACCGCTATCTTCTTTTTTATTCCACTCCTTACTATATACAGCCTCACTGTCTGCCATGTGCAAATAAAACGCCAACGGATTATGTGAAAACACATCGCTTATATTTCGTTTGTCATACTCCGACGCGAATCCCATATGACAGTTGATTGCTTGAGCCTCTTCTATTTTAAGCGGTATGAATGATTGGAGTATATACACAGATTTAGAGCCGTGTCCGCCGAATGGCGTTTCTTCGTTCCATTCATAAGATTGATACTGCTCCCATTTACCATCTACTTTAGTCCATCTCATGACAGGCTTGTAGCAATTACATTTGCATATATCGTGAAAAAGAGATGTGATTATAAGGCTGTCTTCGGGGATTTCGTTCTCTAAATAAAGTCTATCGCGGTATTCACGGAGTTTGTCGTATACATCAAGTGAATGTTTTATAAGTCCATCCGGCTCATTATCATGATATTTAATAGACGCTGGTGCGGTGCAAAAATCACTGTCCACGAATATATATTTATGGAGTTTATCCACACCATCGCGGTCTATTTTCTCCATGAGATATTTTAGGCGGTCTGAATGAAAATTATACATCGCGTTCTATCTCCTTTTGCGTTCTTACACATTGTCCCGTACATTCCTCTTCGTTACCGCCGTTGTAATCGTATATCGGTATGGAACGTTTTGGGAATATTGAACGATACACGGGCGTTCTAAATAATATATAGTATGATTCGCCTATAACATAAACCTCAATGACCTTGTAACCGTTTTTCTTACCCCATTCCATTGTCCATTCATAGTCATAAGAGCCGTATGCCATAAATAATTTTTTGTTAAATTTATATAACATATTTTTCTTCATTATTTGAACCCTCCTTTTAAGTGTGAAAGTATTTCATTTTTACGTTCTTCCAATGCTGCTATATCATCTTCACGCTGTTTCTCGTTGTCATTAGCTTTTGCGTTATCTTTTGCCTTGTCAAACTCTTTTTCCAACCAATCCGAAAAGCCTTTAGTGTTGGATGGCGGAACATCAAATTCGCCTGTAATATAATAACCAAGGTCGGAATTTGGGTCGGCAAATGTTGCGAGATATCTATTATCTTCTCTTACATTGACCGTTTTTGCTTTGTAGTTTATATAGTCTATAGCGTCATTGAAATCTTCGAATTTTTCACCTTTGTCTAACTCTTCTTTTATTGATTCTGCGGTTATAAGTTTTTCCTGCCATTTAAGTTTGTCATTTCTATATCTAACTCGTTGATTATATTTATTTATAGTGTTTCTGAGGATGTGTTCTTGCTGAGGTGTTAGTTCCAATTTTCTTTATTCTCCTATCTGACAATAGTCTTATTAATGACCATTCGGCTTTGAACCAATTCAACCATTTTGTACATCTGTTATACGCGCAACATGATTCACGCATTTGCTTAATATCGTTTGCGTATGAGGCATGGGGAGTTTGACACTCCCCACATGGATACCCATACGGATTATATTTATTAGTCATTGCTCTTGCCGTCTATAAATTCTATGCGATCAACTATGCATGAAACGTATGTTTTGTAAATCTCGTTTCCACTCTTTGTTTTTTCGTCGGATTTTTCACTACGGATTGAAAGCTGTCCGTTTATAAATGCAGCCGAGCCTTTGTCGAAATACTTTGTAATGAAATCTGCCGTTCCACCGAATGCCGAGCAACGGATGAATGTAGTTTCTTCGGTCTGTCTATTGTTTACGGCAAGTGTGAACGAACATCCGGTTTTCTGTTCTTTCTTTGAACCGTAAGTAAATGTTTCGGGTTTAGCTACAAGATGCCCCGCGATTGTAAGCTGATTGACATTAAGAATTGACATTTTATGATTCTCTCTTTCTATGGTTTTTATTTTAGATTTTGCAGGAATTTTACCCTGCGATTGTATTTGTAGGGATTTTACCCTGCGATTATAATATTGGGAATTTTGCCCTGCGATTGTAAATATGAACGAAATGTGAATGAATTATGGACAAATTGTTAACAGAAAATTGTTAACAATGTGTAAACAGACTATGAACAGAATGTTAACAACTTATTGATACATTTTGAACATTTTGTGAATGAATTGTTAACATCCTGTTACTAAGTCTGTATCCTGTGCATAACCTTTTAGTGATTATGCACAGGATTTTAGTTAATTTACCTTAATATAATGGACACACCGACTATAGCCGAAAACGCTATCATCACGAATACTATAATAATAACCGCGACCGTGCGCGCATATTCTCTATCATTCATGCGGTAAACGTCCTCTGTAATCTGTCGCCGACGAACACGCACCAGATACCGCTATCTATGTCGCGAAGAATAAAAATTTTCTCACCGCTACAACATTTTTGAAGCAGCTGCCGGACGTACTGCGCGCAGTCATGATATAGCAGTTCCTCATATAATGACCATGTTGTTTGCCGTGCCGTTGCGGCGGAATGTCGCGGGGCATTAATGCATTGAATGCGGAAAGATGTTAAATTACCATCGCGCTCTTTATATATGCTATAAATAGGCGTGTCATATGAGAAAAACGTTCGTTCGTGATTCTCGCTTGAATAGCCGTCAAAACCGCATTGTGCATACTTGTGTAAAATTAATTTATACATTTCTTAATCTCCTTTTAATGCTTACGGATGGAATAGAGGGGTCAACCCTCTATTCCAATCTCTGCCATCATTGCAGCTACTCGCCGTTTTGCCTGTTCAAGTTCAAGAAGTTTTACAGCCTTTTCAAGCTCTGCCGTATCTTCCGGCGGGTTGACTTTTCCGGCGTTCGCAATCTTGCGTTTGATTCGGCGGACGGCGTCGGCTATTTCTTCGGGCGTGCATTCGGTAAGCGTTCCATTTTTAAGGGCTTCAAACGCTTTAATTTCCGCGACCCGCTCGCGTGTCTTACCGCCGCGTTCAGTGTATTCTGTCATGAGTTCGGTAAGTCGCGCGCTGTCGGCTTCGGGATGGTTGGAACGAATGCGGGAACGCTCGAATCCTATCGCCCGGCGCAGCTCACTGTCGGACAATGATTTGACGGGAAGTTTCAACATCTCGTCCGTGTCGATGTCAATGCGGTGCGTGGTGTGACAATCGGGGCATTCATAAGTGTACTGAATTTTCATGATTTTACCTCTTTCTTCCTTATAGGAAATTTAATGTATATGCAAAGGCTCACGCCTTACGCGCTGTATATAGTTGTCAATGAGCGTCGAAACGGTCAGGATTTTTGTATTTGCTTTTCCCTTGTTTCTGTATATATTATACCACACACTGCCGAATATGTCAATATAAATTTACTTAAAGTTTTTGAGTTTACAAATTGTTAATAATTAATAGTTTGGTCATATAATTATAGTGATTTGTTAATAGAATATTCATAGAGTGGTAATAGTGTGTTAATTGTTTGTTCATATATCACTTGTTATTTAATAATTTGGTGATAATGTGTTCATAATTTGTTCATGAAATCGCTGGAGTTTATTCATAAGAGGATAGGAAATATTCCTAAAAAAGGAAAATTTTGGTAAAACGGGACATGGGTGTATATCCC